TGCGACAAATCAAGACTTAATTCTTTTGCAGACCGCCACTGATTATTGGTGGATAAATCTTCGCGGAGACTTGGCTGGCGACCCAATGAGGGCTGTCACGTTTAACAGCACAACGTCAACAACAACTGCGAACCCAACAGTTTCAAATGCGGTTATTTTTAATCAATGGAATCATGTAACGGCTAATTTTGTTAGCAATACAAGCAGATTTATTTCTGTAAATGGAGCGGCTAGAACGCAGGGGACGACTAACAGCAACCAAGGCGCTCCAGTTAACCCGGACGTTATTATTGGTGGGTACCAAGGGGGTGGAACTAGACCATTCAACGGGTACATTGCACACGTCGCAATCTGGAATGACCAGATAAGGGACGCAGAAAATGCGACTTTAGGTAGAGGGGCAAGCCCTCTAAAAACGAAGCCAACTAGGCTAATGGCTTATTGGCCCATGGTTAATCCTGGCCAACAATACAACACGTCCAGTGTAAGGGGGCGCGCATATTCGCTTCCTTTATCCGGCTCTATTTATGCCAGATATTCAAATTGGAACCCACCTGTAAAGCTCGCTCTTCCTCAACAAACAAAAATAGCACTAGCATCGGCCCAGAATAACGCGCCTATCTTCTACCATCAGAGACAGCAACAAGGGATGGCCGCATGATTTTCCTTAAACAAAGCACAGCCTCCCAGGAAATCCCTCTCGGCTACTTCGTGGACTCTACGGACGGCAACACAGAGGAAACCGCGCTCACCATCGCCAACACCGACATCAAGGTATGGAAGAATGGCGCTACCACGCTGGCGAACAAGAACAGCGGTGGCGCGACCCATATCTCCAACGGCATCTACTACGCCGTGATGGACGCCACAGACACGGACACCCTTGGCCCGATGGTCATCTTCGTCCATGTTTCGGGGGCGCTGACGGTCAGGCTTGAGTGCTGCGTGCTGGCTGCGAACGTCTATGACAGTCTGGTTGGCGCGACCGATAAACTCGATGTCAACACGGCAGAGATTGCGGGGTCAAATGTTTCGACAACTACTGCGCAAATTGGTGTCAATATTGTCAATGCTGCCGGAACTGCTTGGGGCAGCGGCGGCATTACTAGTGGCACTTTTGCTGCTGGTGCTATCACTTCCACTGCAATTGCTGCTGATGCTATTGGTGCCTCGGAACTCGCGGCGGATGCGGTAACCGAGATAGCGGCAGGGGTCTGGAACTCTGCCCGTGCCACATACAGCACGGCTGGCAGCTTCGGTGAGGGCGTTGCCAGTGTGCAGGGTAACGTCACGGGCTCTGTGGCCAGCGTCACTGCGGGCGTCACAGTTACCACGAACAACGACAAGACAGGGTACAGCCTCACCCAGTCGTTCCCAGCAAACTTCGCGTCCATGTCAATTACAGTGGGCGGAGCAGTCACTGTCGGAACAAATAACGACAAGACTGGATACAGCTTGACGGTCACGCCCCCGACCTCCGCCGATATTGCGGATGCTGTCTGGGATGAGGCGCTTGCCGGGCACACAACCGCAGGAACAACTGGCAAGGCGCTGTCTGATGCCGGGGCGGCGGGAGACCCGTGGAGCACTGCGGTCCCAGGCGCATACGGAACTGGCACGGCGGGATACATCCTTGGCACGAACCTCGATGCCACCGTTTCGAGCCGAAGCACGCTGACGGCTGCCGCGGTCAATACTGAGGTCGTGGACGCCCTGAATGTGGACACTTATACCGAGCCCGGCAGTGGGGCTCCTGGGGCAACCATCAGCCTTGCCCAGAAGATTGGCTATTTGTACAAGGCTTTCAGGAACAAAGTCACGCAGACCTCGACCGAATACAGCCTGTATGCGGATGATGAGAGCACGGTCCACCAGAAGGCGACCGTCTCCGATGACGGGACGACATTTACGCGGGGTGAAGTAGGCGGGCCGTGATGGATACCGCAAGCAAACGGTTTAGTGCCATCCACATTGCCCTGCCCTTTCGCGGGGCAGGCTACATCCCTGACGGCTCCACTGACCGGCAAGCCGCCGCCTTCATGTATGAAGGTATCTCGGCATCCCCTCCGGCCCCGCCTGTTCCTGTCGTTAGGCCGGGCGGCATCGGTCATGGCCGACGTAAATATCCCAAACGAGTCACGGTCAAGGGCCGTGTCTATACTGTCCAGACTGCCGCAGAGGAGCGTGAAATCCTCCGGGCGCTGGCTGAGGAGGCCCGCGAGCAGGCCAAGATTATCGAGGCCTTGGGGGACAAGGAGACGGCCAAAAGGGCGGTCAGGTTCTCGCAGTCCCTGGATAACCGGGCAGAGCTGGCAAGGCAGGCAGAAGCACAATGGCTTGCTAAACTCTTGCAGGACGATGAGGAAATCTTGCTGATTGCAGCATAGGAGGAACGATGCCGAAGGGTCTATACGCCAACATTCACGCCAAGCGTGAGCGCATTAAGGAAGGCTCAGGGGAGAAGATGCGGAAGCCTGGGGCCAAGGGCGCGCCCACGGCCAAGGCATTCAAGGCCTCTGCCAAAACCGCCAAGAAGGGGAAGTACTGATGGGCGCTGGCATGAAGCACTACACGAAGGACGGGAAAGAGTACAAGGGCGCTACCCACAAGGACGCCAGTGGAAAGCTCATGACGGGGGCTAAGCACACCGCTTCCAGTCAGCATCTTGTCCATAAGAAGCCGAAGAAGAAGTAATGGCCAGAATGTTCAGAAACCTCGGGGCGGGCCTCTTGCGCGGCGCAACAGCCGATGTGCTGGGCATGCCTGTGGATACGCTGAACATGATTCGGCAAGGCCTGCTCGCGCCTGCTGAGGGCGGGAACCCTATGGCTCGGAGCCTGACTGGGTTGCTTGGGCCTGTTCAGCAAACCGGGAGCAGCGACTACTTCGCCCAGCAGATGGGCCTCCCGCAAGGCGAGGGCGCTGCCTACGAAATCGCTAGAATGCTATCCCCGAGTCCGACAGACATCATGTCTGCGGTCAGACGCGCTCCGACAATGCAGGAACTCATTACCTACCACGGCACGCCCCATCGGTTCGAGCCGACACCTGCTAACCCGCTGGGAGAGTTCGAGGCCTCCAAGATTGGGACGGGAGAGGGCGCTCAGGCGTATGGGCATGGGGTATATTTGGCTGAATCGCCAGAGGTAGCGGGACAGTATAAAGACTTGCTAGGGAAAAACATAGAAGTATTCGGGAAGCCGATGTATGTAAATAATAAATATGTGGGGACTGGCCTTGGGACAATAGAGGACAGCCTACTTTTAGGGGCTGGTGGAGACGTTGATGAAGCAATCAAACAAGCAAGAGTGGATTATCAAGAAGGAGACACACTCAGACGAGTGCTCAAGAACCTTGATTTAGCAAAAGAGAATGTCTCCGTCAAGAATAGCGGCTCTCTCTACACCGCAGACCTTCCAGACGAAATGATAGACCGCATGCTGGATTGGAATAAGCCGCTGAGTGAGCAGCCTTACGTTCTTAAGGCGCTTGATGAAGCTGGGTATGACGAAAAATTCATTGATATGTTTAAGGAATATCCTGCTGGAGAAATATATAAGTCTATTGCTGGCGGAGAAGGATTTGAGGATTTTAGGCCGCAAGCCAGCGATGAGCTTCGCAAATATGGCATCCCCGGCATCAAATACCTTGACCAAGGAAGCCGTGACAAAGGCAAAGGCACCCGCAACTTCGTCGTTTTCCCAGGCGAAGAAAAGAAGATCAAAATCCTGAAGAGGGAATGATATGGCAGGCCTCCTAGACAAAGACGTAATGCCCTGCAACAAGCCCCGCAGGACACCCAGCCATCCCAAGAAAAGCCATGTGGTGAAGGCTTGCTACGACGGCAAGGAGAAGCTAATCCGCTTCGGAGAGCAGGGAGCCAAGACCGCAGGGAAACCTAAGGCTGGCGAGTCTGAGCAGATGAAGGCGAAGCGGAAGTCTTTTAAGGCGAGGCACGGAAAGAACATAGCAAAAGGCAAAAGCTCGGCGGCTTACTGGAGTGCCGTCACGAAGTGGTAAAATAATACTGAGGTTGAGATATGGCAGGTAAAAAAGGCGCAAGCGGTCCTCCGCTTGGAAGCAGGAACGCCGCAAGGCCACGCATCTGGTCTGATGCCGTTAGGCGTGCGGTGCTGCAGGGGAAGAAGCTGGACAAGCTGGCGGAGGCGCTCATCGCTGCCGCTGAGGGTGGCGACATGCAAGCCCTGAAGGAGATTGGCGACCGGGTAGAGGGCAAGGTGACACAGACCGTGGCGGGTGAGGATGGCCCCATCCAGCTTGTGGTGACATGGCAGAAGTAATCAAGATTCCCTACAAGCCCAGACCGCTACAGCGGGAGTATCACGACCGCACACAGCGGTGGGCTATCACTATCTGCCATCGTCGCTTCGGCAAGACCGTCATGGTCCTGAATGACCTTGTGCGGGACATTCTGACCTGCGACAAGCCTAACCCCAGAGCGGCCTACCTCGCGCCCCTGTACCGGCAGGCCAAGGCTGTGGCGTGGGACTATCTTCAGGACTACACCCGCGCCATTCCTGGCATGCAGTACAACCAAGCAGAACTCCGGGCAGACTTCCCAAATGGCGGGAGAATCAGTCTCTACGGCGCGGATAACCCCGACAGCCTCCGAGGCATCTATTTGGACGCTGTGGCCTTGGACGAGTATGCCCAGATGTCAGAGCGTGCATGGGAGGAAATCATCCGCCCTGCCCTGTCTGACCGGAAGGGTAGAGCGACCTTCATCGGCACCCCGATGGGCCACAATGCTTTCTATAAACTTTACCAGCAGTACCGCGCGAATCCTGACTGGTTCGTCAGAATCCACAAGGCCTCGGAGACGGGCTATGTGGATGAGGAGGAACTAGCAGACGCCCGCAAGCAGATGTCCGAGGAGCGGTATGCGCAGGAGTATGAGTGCTCGTGGACTGCGGCGATTACCGGCTCGTACTACGGCAGGCTTCTTGAGGAGGCCGAACATAAAGGCAGAATCAGGTCAATCAACGCAGACCCAGGGTATCCGGTCCACACGGCCTGGGACTTGGGAATAGGCGACTCCACGGCTATCTGGTTCTGGCAGCAGATTGGCCCTGAATACCGCTTCCTCGATTATTACGAGGCGTCAGGCGAGGCCCTGTCACACTATGCCGGAGTTTTGCTGGACAAGGCGAGGCAGAACCGCTGGACGTATGGGGAGCACGTTCTCCCGCATGACGCACGCCAGAGGTCTTTGGATACCGGCAGGACTCGGGTCGAGACACTAACTGAACTTCTGGGTGACAGGCCGATTGTGCAGCCGCAGCACAAGATAGAGGACGGCATCGAGGCTGTCCGCAAGACCCTGCCTAACGCATGGTTCGATGGGGTGAGATGTGCGGCAGGACTTAACGCACTTCGCAATTATCGTGCAGAATATGACGAAGTTCGCAGAACGTACCGATTAAAGCCAGTGCATGACTGGGCGTCTCATGGGTCTGATGCATTCAGAATCTGCGCCATGCACAAAACCGTCAAGGCTCAACGCTGGGAGCCTATTAAATACTCCAACAAGGGGATTCTCTAATGGGTGACAGGCTTCGTGATTACGGTTTTGTAAATCCATTTAGGTCTCACATTCGAGGCTCAAATTACAATGCGAGCCTTTCAAACCTTTCTGGCGGAGCAATTGACCAGTGGCTGGCCGACACCGCCGCGTATAACAAAATCATAAGGGACTACGGGCTAACTTCGCAGATTGAGTACAAGCAGCCTGATGGCTCATGGGGGACGACTGCTCCGCCTGCGCCAACCAGCAAAATATTTTATGTGCCAGGAAGCACAAGCGGGTTCGGAAGGCAGGAAAAATATGTTATCGGAGCCCCTGCTGCTGGACCTGACCGTCAATCGCAGGCTGGAACGCCTGTTAATGCGATGCCAGAGTATCGCTGGAAAATATCCGGCGATGTATCAGGAGCCAACAACGCATTAAAAGCAGCAGGGCTGCAGGGGGCGTACACCGGGCCTCGCGGGGATAGATTCACGACTGGCGCAAAAATCCCAACTATTGTTGAAGGCAAGAAAGTACAAGCCGAAGGGCCGCAACTGTATGGCTCTCAGGCAAATCAGGTGAGCGCGTTCATAGATAGCCCAGACCCTTTGGGTGCCGGAATTGGCGGGAGCAATAGCGCAGTCGCGAGAACATATGGCGGCGAGACAGCGCCCTCCTACTACACTGCTATTGGTTTCGGCGGAATGCTGAATCCAAGTACATCATATGGCGCATATCAAGCAAAGCAGATTGCGGACCAGGTTTTCAGCAACCCCAATATCGGGGAGCTTGCCTATAACCCAGATGCGTTAAAGTCAGCTCTCTCATCAGTTCCAGAAATTCGGAACAGCATAGGGAAATACATCAACGACACTGCCTCATATTGGCGGTCTCGCGATGACGGCGGCGGTGCTCTAGGGGTTATTGCAAGAGGGCTTAGCGGGACAGCTCAGTTCCTTTCGATGGCAACAGGCCTGAATGCAGCCGTTTCTTTTGCTGGCTCTTTGGCTGGCGGGGCTAGTCTCGGAAGCGCCATTGGCGCTGCTCGCGCTGGGGCTGGCGCAATCCCGAGCTTGGGGGGTGGACTTGCAAATCTTGCCGGAAACCCAGCCCTCTCAAATGCTATCTCGGCTGGCATCGGGGCTATCACTGGCGGGGCTCAAGGTGGAGTGCCGGGAGCCGCGCTTGGGGCGATAAGCGGATATGCGCCATCTCCATACGGCGGGGCAATTAGGCAAATCGGTAATCGTTTAGGCATTGGCGTTCCTCCGCCCCCGCCACAGCAGCCCAGCCCGTTCCAAATGACGAACGTGCCGCGCGCTGCTGATGCGGCAGCATTCAGGCCTGCGCCGCCAGGCTCTATCAGTTCCGGCTCTTCTATGGTCTCGATGCCGACCGTAGCGCCAGCCAGTTCAGCCGGAACAGTAGCCTCCGCCCTTGCCGCCCAACCCACTGCCGGAATCTCTCCACAGGCTGCGGTGCAGACGCCCGTGGCCCCGCCCGCTCCTATGGGAGCGCCACCGCAACTCATGTCGTCTATTGGGTTGCTCGGCGGGGCTATGAACCCTCAGCTTCAGCAGCTTATGTCTGCGGCCCCTAGGGGCGGCTTACTGACCGGCGGCCTTGGAAACATAAGGCCCGTAACATTTGGCGGAATGCCTGTCAATCAGCAGTCATTGATGGCAAACTTGCCACAAGTTCTGGCGAATATCAGGAGTAGAGCTGGCGGAGCCCCGCCTGCAGCAGCATGAATACCAGCTATTTAGTAAAGCGCATGGCTGAGATGCAGATTCTCATCGAGGCTCTGCTGAAGCGCGTTGAGGCCCTAGAGACCAGAAAAGTCGGGAGGCCGAGGAAAGAAGATGGCAACCAAGAGACTGACTGACAGCCAGATTCTGGCTCGCGCACAGCAGGAAGTTACCTCGACCATTGGGCGCTGGGGCTCTGAAATCTCGAACGAGAGAGCCGCCGCCCTTGATTACTATCTTGGCGAGCAGTACGGCGATGAGGTAGACGGGCGCTCCCAGGTTATCACCCGCGAGGTGATGGAAACCGTCGAGTGGATTCTCCCGAGCTTGGTCAGAATCTTCTGTGACGCCGACAATTTGGTGGTCTTTGACCCCGTTGGCCCTGAGGATGAGGAGCAGGCCGACCAAGAGACCGAGGTGGTCAATTACGTCTACTGGAAGCAGAATCAGGGCTTCTATAACACTTACACAGCTCTCAAGGACGCTCTTCTGTCCAAGACCGGCATCCTGAAGGTCTGGTGGGAAGACGGCAGCAAGGAAGAGCGGGAAGAGTACAACAACATCACCGATGTAGGGTTGATGCAGTTGATGCAAGACCCGTCAGTGAAGCGTGAGCCGATTGACATCGAGCAGAACGAGGATGGCACGTTCAACGCCTCGTTCAAGGCCAACCGGAACCGGGGCAAGGTCTGCATCATGCCCGTCCCCCCGGAGGAGTTCGGGGTTAGTCGAGATGCCTCCAGCCCCTACGCCAAAGACGCCACGGCCTGCTACCACCGGGTCAAAAAGACCAAGAGTGAGCTGATTGAGGCTGGATATGACCGTGAGCTGGTCAACTCCCTGCCGACCTCTGACGACGTAGACACCCCAGAGCAGATTGCCCGAGACCGCCTCGATGATGAAGGTATGGCGGTTGTCTACACCAAGGACGAATACTGGATTACGGAATGCTACTTCTATGCAGACCGTAACGGGGACGACATTGACGAACTCCTAAAGGTCACTTATGCCGGAGACCCTGACGGGGGCGGCTCTGCGACCCTGCTGGATGTCGAGGAAGTGGACCGCATCCCGTTCTGCACCGCAACACCGGTCATCCTGACGCACAAGTTCTACGGGCTTTCCATCGCTGATTTGACGATGGACCTCCAGCACATCAAGAGCACCCTGCTGCGTCAGGTTCTCGATAACACCTATCTGGCGAACAACTCCCGGACCGTGGTCAACGACGAGTTCGTGAACATGGACGACCTTCTGACTAGCCGTCCTGGTGGGGTCATCCGGGTCCGGGGCGAGCAGCCTGTTAATGCTTATCTGAACCCCCTCCCCCACTCTCCCCTGCCTGCCGAGACATTCCCGCTTATGGAATACATCGACGGGCAAATCAAGCAGCGCACCGGGGTAGGGGACGAGGTTGCTGGGCTGGACAAGAACAGCCTTGCCAACGTGAATACCGGGGTGGCTGCGCTGGCTTATGACGCTGCCCGGATGAAGATTGAGCTGATTGCCCGCGTAATTTCTGAAGTGTTGTTCGTGCCGCTGTTTAAGGACATTCACGAAATTCTGTCTAAGAACCAAGACCAGCCGATGACCCTGAAGCTCCGCAACCAGTGGACTCCGGTCAATCCTGGGGAATGGCGTGAGCGTGAGAACATCACGGTCAAGGTAGGCATGGGCAATGCCAGCCGAGAGCGCCGGATTATGGGCATGCAGGAAATCATCAAGCTCCAGCAGACCTATGTTGCCGCAGGAGCCCTCGGGAAGCTGGTCATGCCGGAGCAAATCTGGATGGCGAACAAGGAACTCGCCAAGGCAATGGGCGTAGAGCCCGAGATGTTCTTCATGGACCCGCGCAAACTCCCGCCGCCGCCACCTCCGCAGCCGGACCCGCAGGCCGAAGTGGCTATGATGCAGGCCCAGGCCATGATGCTGGACGCCCAGTCCAAGATGGCGCGCGCTCAGGTGGATGCCCAGAAGGTGCAGGCCGAAGAGCGCCGCCTACAGGCCGAGATGATGCTGAAAGCCCGAGAAAGCGAGCTTAAACGTCAGATTCAGGAGCTGCAGGTCCAGCTGAAGGGCATGAAGGACAAGGCAGACAGCGACAATAAGGTGCTCTCGATGGAAGTCGAGATGAAGCGTCGGGCAACTGAAAACAACCTCAAGTTGCTGCAGATTCAGTTGGCTGAGATGTCGAAGAGCAAGGACCGGGCCTTGGAGAAGTACAAGGCTGACCAAGACATGACGGTCGAAATGGCTAAGTTGGCCATGGACCAAGCCAACGAAATCCTGCCTGGCGGGATGATTGTCGATGATGTCGAGATGTCCAAGATGTTCGCCTACGGAGACGAACAGCCTCAGATGGAGATTATGACCATCGAGCCCATGGAAGAGCCTGAGGAGCCCGAGGAAGAGGAGATGGAGGAAGAGGGCGAGAAGGAGCAGAGCGAGTCCGAGAAGGCTATGGCCGTCATGGCCGAGGCCATCATCCGGCTGGAGCAGAAAATCCTTGAGGCTGAGACTTCAGAAACGGAAAAGACTATTATCCGTGATAAGAATGGATTGATTACGTCGATTATTGAGAAGAAGCGCCGTGCCTAATCTTGAAACTGAGATAAGCAGAGCCCACGAAGCTGACCGGATTATCAGGTCGCCCCTGTGGGACGAAGCATGGCAAACCTATGAGGAAAAGCTGCTGAGTGCCTGGAGAAACTCCGGGGCTCAGGACGAAAAGAGCAGAGAGAAAATCTGGTTGGCTTACCAAGTCTGCCAGAAAGTTAAAAACCATATAACGTCAGTTATCCTCACGGGTAAACTGGCTCAGAGACAAGTTGAGGAACTCAATGACCGAAGCAGCCGTTAATCTATCGCCGGAGCAGAGGATTGCCGCATTCCTGACGCCTGAGTCCGAGGCCCCGCCGCCTCAGGAGGAAGCACGCTCTTATGAAGAGCCTGAAAGGGAAGCGCCAAGAGAGCAGCCAGAACCACAGGAAGCGCCACAGGGCGCGCCAGAGGAAGATTCCTACACCATCGAGGAATGGAATCAGCTTGCGGAATATTTGGAAGCAGACCCGAGCGACCTGTATGCGCTCAAGGTTTCTCTGGACACGCCAGATGGCCCGGAGAAGGTTTCCATCGAGCAGCTCAAAGACACCTACCGCGAGAACCTTAAGGTTCAGCGGGAATCCCAGCAGCTTGAGATGGCGCGACAGCAGGCGGCTGCACAGATTCAGCAGGCGGCTCAGGCTCTGCAGGCCAAAGAGCAGCAGGCCGCGGAACTGCTTAATTATGTCGAGAACAATTTTTATCAGGAGATGGGCCGCATTAACTGGGACCAGTTGCGGCAGACAAATCCTGCGGAATACGCAGCCCTAAGGCTGCAGTATCAGGAGCGCCAGAACCAACTGGCGAACCTGAAAGCACAGGCAGCAGTGCGATGGGAACAGGCGCAGCGGGAGCAGGCGCAGATGGCAGACAGCTACGAGCGGGAGCTCTTACAGCGAGAAGCCAGACTATTGCACAGCTCAATCCCAGAATGGAATGACCCTGTGGTCGCTGAACGCGAGAAGCAGGAAATTGCGTCATTCCTTCTGAATAGAGG